CTCTGAGGCTGCTGGGGTGCCGCTGTCGCCCCCTGGCGGCTCCGGCAAGGGTTCGGGTCCAGCTCTGTCCTCCGTCGCCTCCTGAGGGTCCCCAGCCACGTCTGAGGGCGGTTCTAGTGTGATCGTGCTGTCGGCCTCGTCGGCCATCGGTGCCTCCCTGGATCGGTATTCAACTTTTGCGGCGCGATATGCCGGCAATGCGACGAGTGACACGTCCCACAACGCCTCGATCGACTCGACGTGCCTGGTCGTGCCTCGCCACCTGTCACGCGCGACGACCATCCGGAACGAGCTGGCGCGCAGGTCGCCTCGTTCTACGGCTTCGACGACATCCTGGCGTGACTGCGGCGGCTCGAAGCTCCACGAGCCGTCGCTCCGGTCGATCGTGAGCGTGGTCGGAAACCTGGCCAACGGTAGGCCGGCGTGCTCGATGCGTGCGACGCAATCGCTCAGATCGGCACCCTGGAGCGCGCCCGGCTGGATGACCTCGGTAAACCCGCCGAGATCGCGGCTCTCCACGCCGAACGGAACGCGCGAGCGGATGCGCCGACCCTCGAGGCTCAGCTCCGCCGTGCGCTCCTCGATCTGGCCGGCTACGGGACGGTCAGTCATCTGTGACATCCGGCAGATCGACCTCAGGCCCGAGGTTCTCCGCGGCCCTCACCTCGTCGCGAGTCATCCAGCCTGGCGACCCGGAGCTGGTCGATCCGAGCGCCGCGGTGTAGAACTGCGCCCGCTCCGTCGAGGAGGCCCGCAGGAGCGCGGTCGTGTCGAACCTGACATAGGACTGGCCCGGACACAGATCCGGATCACGGCTGATCGCCTCCTCGATCCGAACCAACAGCGGCCTCAGGGCGCGATTGACGAAGGCCATCGCCTCGGACTCCTGCGTGGCGTAGGTCATCGACCGGCCGGTGTCTCCGCCGATCATCGCGCTCGGGATGCCGAATAGTCGCGCGATCTGCCGCGTGCTCAATTCCATCTGCTGGATGAGTTGCGAGTCCTGCGCGTTCAGCCCGAGCTGCACGAAGTCGATCTCGTCCGCCGAGACGACGGCGACCTTGTGGTGGTTCAGGGCGCCGCGGTGCTTCGCGTCCCATTGCTCGGAGATCTTGCCGACGGTGAACTCTGACTGACCACCCTTCACCCGCAGCACGCCGCTAGGTCTGGAGCCCTGGTCCATCAGGTTCTGAGCGGACGCCGAGAGGCTCGCGTTGAGGCCCATCGCCATCGCGCACTGGGTGATCGGGGAGACGCCGCGCAGATGGTCGAGCGTGACGCTTGAGCGGATGTGCAGGATGTCGTCGGGTCCCGTCTCGATGGAGCCGCCGGAGTAGCCGGCGATGTAGGTGACGATCTGGCCGTGCAGTCGGACCTGGACCATTGCCGGGTCGAAGCACGCGAGCTGGACGATCGTCCCGGAGTCGTCGGTGAACTTCCCGATGAACGCATTCCCGTCGACCAGGAGGGATTGCACGATCATCGCCACGAGATCACAGAGCGTCTGACCGGGCGCGGGTCGCCGGAGCAACTGCGAGATCCGCGCATCGGGTCCGACCTCGACACGACCGCTCGGCGTGTCCCGGAACGGCTCCAGCGGCAAGGTCGAGATCGTGTCGCACAGGAGCTTGATACAGGCGTGAACGTCGAGGACCTGAGTCCACGTTGTCTCGTTGATCGTGGTCAGGCCGCCCGCGGCGACATCCGGCAGCATCACCGAGGGGAGATCCTGCGGCGCTAGCGTCCGATCCTCGATCCTCCGGCGGGTGAACAGGCCCACGCGCAAATCCTACCTCCGCCGTAGGATTTATCGAGATGGTGTCCTTCCGAGCGGACCTTCAGGGCTTCCGGGCTTTGTGCCGGGCGATCCGGGAGCCGCTCGAACTCCACCAGATCAGGATCGCCCGAGCGGTCCTCGACGGACCGGAGCACGAGATCGGCGTCTGTGTGGCCCGTGGGAATGACAAGACGACGACCGCGGCGCTGCTGGCCGTCCACCACGTCCTCTCGAACCCCGGCGCCAGCGTGACCATCGGCGCAGCGTCTCGCGATCAGGCCAGGATCGCCTTCGAGCGCGCTCGTGGCTTCGCTGAGCATCCCGCGATCGGTGAGCATCTCGTGGTCCGTCACCTGGAGCTGCGCGGCCCCGAGGGCGCGCTGCTGCGAGTGATACCCGCGGACGCCGGCCGGGCGCACGGACTCAGCTCGGCGCTCTACATCGCGGACGAAGTGTGGACGTGGCGTGACGCCGGCCTGCTCGAAGCCCTCCAGACCGCGCTGGTGAAGCGACCGGACGCGCGCCTGCTGGCGATCTCGACCGCACCCGCCACCGCAGACTCGCCGTGGGGACGGATGCGCGCACGGGCGCTCGCGCAGCGCGACGTCTCGAGACACGGCGTCTACACCGAGGCCCGCGGCCAGCTCCGCTGGCTGGAATGGTCGGCGCCCGCGGATGCCAGCCTCGACGACTACAAGCTCGCGGCGCGAGTCAACCCGGCCAAGCGGTTCACCCCGGCGATGATGCGCCAGGCGCGTAGTCGTGTTCCCGAACAGAGCTATCGCCAGTTCCACCTGAATCAGCTCGGCGTGACCGAAGCGAGCTGGCTCCCCGCGGGAGCCTGGCAGGAAGCTGTCGGCGTGCCGGAGCCGTCTGGGAGGCTCTGGGTCGGCCTGCACGTCGGCAAGGACGGCTCGACCGTGGTCTGGGTCGACGACCGGGGACACGTCGGCTCCTGGACCACGTCGGAGGACGATGGTGGCCTGGCCGCCCGCGGCGTGGTCGAAGACCTCGCCCAAAGTTTCACGATCGTCGAACTTGCCGCGGATCCGTGGCGGTGCCGGTCGGTGCTCCACGAGCTGGCCCGCGGGCTGACCGTGGTCGAGACTCCGACGACCGACAGCCGGCTGATCCCCGCGAGCGCCCTTCTGCGCGAGCGGATCACTCAGCGCCAGCTCGTGCTACCCGACGACGAGCACCTGCGCGGTGCTGCCGCGCGTGCCGTGGCCAAGCAGGTCCGCCGCGGATGGAAGGTCGACGGTGAGGGCATCGGCCCGCTGCTCGCGCTCCTGCTCGCCGTGGACGCCGCCGGCCACGAGCAGGCGGAGCCGGTGAGGCTCCTCGGATGGCTCTAGTCCGGCGCTGCCTGCGCTGCCGCGCGCTGATCGCCTACGGCAGCTATTGCGCCGTGTGCGGTGGCCTCGGCGGTCGCAAGCCGCACGGACCACGGCCAGCCTCACCCGGCCGGCGGGCGGGGCGGTGGCTTCAGGCCCGGCGGGCCGAGCTGTACCTGGCGCAGGGCGGCTGCTGCGCGTGGTGCGCGGGTTGGCATCCCCTGACGGACCTCCAACTACACCACCTCGACCACGACCACCGGAACGACACGCCGGCTAACCACGTGCTTCTGTGCCGATCGTGCCACGCTCGGGCGGGACAGCGGAAAACCCCTGCGTAGAGCGGGGTTTTCGTGAATTCGGCGGAAAGTGCCGTGTCCAGCCGACCCCATCCAAAAAATCGGGGACCTCACGCCAGGATCGGCCGCACGCGCTTGCGGGCCTCGTAGAACGCGGTGACCATCGGCTTGGGGGCGCCCACCCCATCCGTGGCCAGGTAGTGCTCGACGGCCGCCACGTGGCGAGCGCTCAGCGCCTGCCACGCCAGGCGCAGGCTCTCGCGCTCTAGCACCACGGCCAACGGGTCGGCGCCGAAGTGCCAGCTCGGCGCCTGAAGCTCGATCTCCGCCTCGTGAAGGTACTCGACCGACATCGGTGGCTCGGCGGTCCAGCGCATCTTGCGACGGCGCCGACGATGGTCGGCCAGCATCGCCTCGTGAGCGACCATCGAGGCGAAGCTGACGAACGACGCCCGGTGCGGGTTGTAGTGGCCGCGCTGGATCTCGCGCCAGATGTCCTCGACCGCGATCTGGTACAGGTCGTCGATCGTCGTCTCACCCGTCACGATCGACGCGGCGACATTGCGGAGCTGAGTCCGGCTGTGCTCGATCAGCACCGCGAACGCGGTCTGGTCACCGGCTGCCGCTCTCTTGGACAGCCAGTGCTCGAACTCGCGTCTCACCGCCCGAGTATCGCCGCTGAGCGCCAGCGCTTCCATGGCGCTTCCATAGCGCTTCCATCAGGCCACCTGAGAACGACGAAACCCCCGCGTTAGCAGGGGTTTCGTCTCGGTCTGAACGTACTGGACGATGTACATGATCAGGTACATCGGGGGTAAGTCGGCCTCAGTCCGCTACAGCGTTCCCCCTGCAAATCGACACTTTCCGTCGCGGGACCCGGGAGCGGGAACTTTGGCCGATTGGAACGCCGTGCTTCCATAGCGCTTCCATAGCGCTTCCCGGCTAGGCGCTCGGCACCGCTCGGAGCACTGGCGCAGGAGCGCCGTACAGAGCCTCTAGCCGGTCCTGCTGGTCCGCGCGACGGCGCCGAGCGTCCCACTCGTGCGCGTAGACGCGAAGCACGGTCTGGATATGGTCGCCAAGCCGTGCGGCGATCTCGGCCACGTCCCACCCGGCGGCGATCAGCCGGCTGGCGTGCGTGTGGCGCAGATCGTGGAGCACGGGCGCTCGCGCGATCATCTCGCTGCCGCGCATGATCGGACCGAGGCCCGCCCGCTCACGAGCGCGCTGCATGAGCGAGTTGACCGAGCTAAAGCTGTACGGCTGCATGCGGTACTTGGCGCGAGTCCCGGCTTGCCGGCCGGCGGCGCCTCGTCCGCCCATGTGGCGGAACACGAACTCGCCATCGTCCGGGCGCCCGGTCGCCAGCCGGTGCGCTCGCAGCTTGCCGACCAGCGTCGGAGAGATCGTGACCGTCCGCATCGACCGCTTGGTCTTGGTCGCCACCCGGCTCGTGTCCCGGCGCGAGAGCTGCGCGTCGACCGTGACCGTGCCCTCGTCCAGGTCGAGGTTGCCCCAGATGAGGCCGCGCGCCTCGGAGACGCGAAGGCCGGTCTGGACGATCAATTCGAACAGCAGGCGATGCTCCGGCGCGATCGCATCGAGCAGCTTGGCCAACTCCTCATCGGTGAGGATGCGATGCGGTGAAGCGTCGTCTACCGGT